TTAAATTTCTATTAGGTATGAATGGTACTTCACCGTTATCTACACAGTTTTCTAGACTATTTAATGATTTCACTGGATTTACTGCTACTTCTCAGTTAAGTGGATTTTTCTCTCCTATTAAAAACTTAGGATTAGGAAGTGCTCAATCTTGGGCTACATTTGGTGAAAGTGCATTAGCAAAAGGTACTGCTAATTTTTCAATGGATTATATAGGTTATTTAGCAAAAAATTTAGAACCAGAAGATTTAATAGCGTTAAGAAAATCTGGTGCTTCTTTATCTGGTCAAAAAATGGTAGAAAGTTATACATTTTCTAGAATATTTGAGCAAGCAAAGTTTACTAAGATTGCTCAAAAAGGTGCTACTTTAGGTATGACTGCTGCTGAAGTTGTAAATAGAGATATTGCAGCGTATACTGCTCTTTATGCTGCTCAAACTGCATTAGATGTGCTCACGGGTACAGCTACAGGACTTATATTTAAAGGTAAAAGTCGAGCACAACAATCTGTAGAAGCAGAAAGAATGCTCAGAAAAACATTAATGATGACAGATGAAGACTTTTACAGAGTATTATCTAAAAAAATGTATTTCAAGCAAAAGGTAGATAAAAAAGGGAAAATTATAAAAGATGAATATGAACCTATTACATTAAGTGCTGATGACGTAGACCTTAAAACTGGTAGAATGAAAGAGTTTAAAGTTGGAGATGAAATGACAAATGGAAAAGTTGTAAAAGTAGAAGACTCTCCACAAAAGTTTGATTTAATGGATAAAGCATTAATTATGGCTCGTGGTCATTCTACCAGTTT